GTCAGAGGAACTTGTCGAGGTTCTGCGCAGCGAAGCGAGCAAGCAGGAGCGCCTCTGCACGACCTTCGTCCTTCTTGCGAGTCAGGTGGTGGTCCGCGGAAGGGAAGGCGCGGCGCGCAAGAGTCAGCGAGTAGGCCTTGTTTTTGGTCACTCCCGCGAGCCTCTTCCAGTGAGCGGGAGACGCGTAGCTGACGCGCCCGACCGTATGCGCGAGCGCGCGAGCAACGCCGAAGGAGTCGCCGAGCGAGAACATGCCCGAGACGCCTTGCCCGGGCATGGCGCTTACCTGTTCGATGACTGTCAGCACTGGGACTACGTCCGCCTCCCCAAGACCATTGACGGTGCTGCTGAGCAGCGAATAAAGGTTGTTCGCATCGACCTGGTTGCGGCCGCTCTTCTTTGCCTCGGTCGGCATGTCGTAGACCCCGACGAAGCAGGAGTCCCAGTCGTCGTCATGCCTACGACGTCGCAGGTCGAGGAACGCCACTGCTCCGTGGATGCCTGGGTCGATGGCGATAACCACCGGTGACCGCGCGAACTCCTCCTGCTGCTTCTTCTTGGCACTCGGACTCATCCCCTACTCCTCTGTGTCGTTACTCTCTTCGTCAGCGTCCTTGCGCAGCCGAAGGATCGGGCCGATGCGACGCTCGCTTTCGAACTGCGCGTACAGGTCGGGGTGCTTCATCTTGAACTCGAAGTCGTCGAAGTAATGCCGGTCCTGCATGAGCAGGCTGCCCCACTTTTCTCCGCCGATCTGCAAGTAACCGGTCTTGCCCTCCAGCAGCCGGATGAGCGCTCCGACCTTCGCCTGCTCCTCCTTCTTCTCGCGGGAGAGCACTCGGCGGTGTGCTTTGATTTCGCTGAGGAGCTTCGCGGTTGCGTCGCTCAACTGCAGGACCATCTTCTCCTTCTTCGCCTCCGCCGCGGTGACGCCCTTCAGGTACTTGGTTCGGAGCGCGAGAGTCAGGTCGTCGAGGCTCCCGCCGAAGTCGGGCGGGTCATCGGCCTGAACTCGCCGCCAGAATCTGTCCTCAGCCTCGAGCAGGATTGCCTCTCGGTCGAGGTCTCGCTTGATGAGGTAAGGCACCAAGCGGCAGCCGCCGAACAGTGCGAGCAGGTAGCAGTACTCGACCCCGGTCAGCGCCATGTAGTGGTCGCACTGGGTCAGGTAGTAGATGGCGATGTTGTTTGCGTTGCGGCCTTCGGGGTCCGGGTCGCCCCATTCGGGTCCGCGGAACTCGATGTTCTTACACTCGGCAATCGCGAACGGGTACTCATCGTCGTAACGCTTGACCCAGTAGTCGATGTGCCCGCCCATGAACGGGTGAGTCACGTTGCGCAGGAACTCGGTTTGCTTGCTCGGCTTGAAGACATCGAAGCGGTAGCGGCGAGCGAAGGCGTTCGCGATCACCGGCTCCATGTCGTGCCCGAAGTCGAACTTCTCCTGGAGCGCGTCATCGATGGGTCGGGTCGCCCCGCCCATTTTCTGCACGAAGACAGAGAAGGGCGTGGAGTACGGGGAGAGCCCGAGGATTGCTGCTGCGTCGCTGCCGCCGATGTAGCCTTGGCGTTCACTTACTGTGGGGGCAGCGGGTGTTTCGGATGAAGTTGGTTCCATAGCTTCCTAGCCCACTCCTCTTCGGTGACGTCTTCTACGCAACCGTCACCCGGATCGAAGGTCTCAGAGGTAAAGAGAGACTCCGACTCCGGGTGCCAGAGAAGCAGGCCTAGAAAGGGATGTCGTCATCGTCCGGCAGGGAGCCGGCCGGGGCTGCGGGCTTGGCGGCGGGTTTCGCTGCGGGTTTCGCTGCGGGGCGCGCTGCGGTTGCTGCGTTGCCGCCGCTCGGTCCCTTCACCGACGCGTCGAACTCGAAGAAGCCGGTGACCCGGTTGCGCTCGGTCTCGCCGTCGCGCTCGACATCGACCAGGATGATGAGGCGCTTCCCGACGACCTCCTTCGTGTCCTTGACCGCGCCGATGGCGAAGCCGCACGCGACGCAGAGCGAGTTCCATTGCTCGCGCCCGATGCGCTGCGCGGTCTCGCTCGGGTTGCTGACGTTGAGGTTGGCCCAGACCTTGCGGTTCTTGAAGTTGTCGCCCTGGAGGACGAACTCGACCTCGTAGAAGTACCCGTCCTTCTTCTTGGTAGGCTTCTTCTCGACGCCTTCGCAACGTGCGGGGTAGCGGCCCTTGGGGAGGGTCTCGAACCCGCTCCTGCCTTCATCGTACTCGGTCTGGTCCCAGTCGACTTTCGCCATGGTAATGCTCCTGTAGGTATGAGAGAGTGTTGCGGTTACTGCTGCGGCGTGTAGTACGGAACGTGCTTCGCGAACTCGTCCCAGTCGAGTTTCATTTCGACGGGGAGCTTGTAGCGGTTCTTCGCGTAGAAGGCGGGGCGCTCCTCGGTATACATCACCCGGTCGCCACTGCTGATGCCGCGGCGCACCTCGCGACTGAACCCGACGTCCTCCTTCTTCACCGAAATGTCGTAGTTGGCGAAGGCGACCACGTCAGCCCACTCCTGGAGCAGCGAGGAGAGGCGGGTGGTGAGCTTCGGCTGGTACCGGTCGAAGGGCTCGGTGATGGGCGAGTCGAAGCGCTTGACCTCGCTGTGCGCGATGACGATGACCGCCATGTCGCGCTTCGCCCGGAGCATGCTGAAGGCCCCGAGGACGTCGCTCATTTTGCCTTCGGCGAACAGCGACTCGCGACCGAAGCCAAGCTCCTTCTCGGTGAACTCGGCGCGAAGCTCGGCCTGGATGAAGTCCTCGAACCAGTCGGCGGAGTCGAGCACTACCGTCTTGTAGTCGTGCTTCTCCTTGTAGAGCGCGCGGAGGATGTCCATGACCTCGGTGCGCGACTTCACCTGCGGGAACTTCGGCACATCGATTTCGTTCGCACCATCCTCGGTCGGGATGAAGATGGGCGACGGCGCCGACGCTGCGAAGGTCGACTTGCCGATACCGTGGATGCCGTAGAGCAGGATGCGCGGCGGTTGATGAACGCGACCGGTGACCACGCCAGAGAGCAGCGAAGGTGCGGCCTTGGGTGCTTCGGTGGGTTGGTCTTGCGGTGCTTCTGCGGCGGGAGTTTCTTTCGGCTTGGAAGCCATTGCGCTTTCCTTTCGGGGTTACTCGTCGAAGTCGACGATGATGGGCAGGTAGACCTTCTCGCGCCGATCCCAGCGAAGCAGATTGACGCGTCCATGAAGCTCAGCGGCGATGGCGAGACTAATCCCGATCATCACCGGGTCCCCGTTGAGCAACAGGTAGTCGCTCGGCTTCATGCTGCCGAGTTTCTTGCGGGCAATTTCTACAGCGTGCTGCGGGTGCAGCGTGACTTGACCCGGATCGTAGATGACTTCGGGCGGCCACGCTGCATACTCGCGCAGCGGGCTGAAGTCGAGTGTAGGGTTGTCCTGTACGAGAAATGCACGAGGCTTGGTCGTACTGGTGCTTTCTGTGAGCACGTCGGGGCCTTCGGTGGGGAGAGAGGTTTGTGTTGCTGACATTGCGACTATCCTTTCTGGCGCCTGCTTGCTGCGGGCGTTTGGAGCATAATTGATATGCCGATGACAAAGCAAGCGTGCCACCACCTGGCGTAAGAAAGGAGAAGGAACAGTCATGCAGGTCCAACTACGCGACTACCAAGACGAGTCTGTCGCCAGACTGCGCGAAGCACTCAACGCAGGCGAGCATCCTCTTTGCGTACTACCCACAGGCGCTGGGAAATCGTTGGTGCTCGCTTCGCTGCTGGCGAAAGTCAACTGCAAGGCACTCGTGCTGACCCACGTGGCGGAGTTGCTCAAGCAGAACTCGAAGGCGCTGCATCGGATTGCGCCAAGTCTCTCCCAGTCCTTCTTCGCCGCCGGGTTGAAGGAGAAGGACTCGACAGCACAGGTGGTCTTCGGGAGCGTGCAGAGCGTCTACCGATCCTTGAGCGACTTCCGCATCCCCCGCCGACTGGTGATCGTCGACGAGGCGCACCTCTGCCCCCGGAGCAGCGGCGCGATGTACGCGCAGGTCTTCTCCCACTTCATGGGCGCGAAGCGCTTAGGATTGACCGCGACGCCCAAGCGCCTCGACTCAGGGTCGCTGATCGATGGCGATGACGCCTGGTTCACCTCTATCGCGCATCAAGTCGAGACCGCTGAACTCATCAAGCGCGGATTCCTCCTACCGCTGGTCGGGGTGACGACCGAAATGCAAGCGGACTTGACAGGGGTCAAGATGCGGGGCGGCGACTTCATCCCGGGACAGGCGGCTGCGGCGGTGCAGGCATCGCTCCCCATCGATGTCGCGGTAGCGAAGGCTTGCCGCTACGCGCGCAAGCGCAAGTCCTGGTTGGTCTTCGCGGCCTCCATCGACCATGCGAACGACATCCAGCAGCAACTCCTGGCGAACGGGGTCGCGGCTGCGGTCATCACAAGCGAAAGCAGCGACGACGAGCGGGAGCAGGCTATCGACCTCTACAAGTCCGGGGAGGTGCGAGCGCTAGTTAACGTGGGCGTGCTGACCACCGGGTTCGACGCACCCGCTACCGACGCGATCATCTGCATGCGACCGACGCAAAGTGATGT